GATTCCGATACGAATCGTCTCTGGCTTAAGCTCTGTGAATGCTGACATTCCAGCTATCACTTCTGTTGGGTATTTTCTGAAAGGAGCGAGTTTATCTGCGACTGCCTGCTTATATTCTTCGAAATTCTTCTCAGTGAAACTCTTCTGAAGCACTTTCCGTGCCAACGTCTGATAATTGTAAAACATCTTCCCATTGCAGAACAGGTTTGAGCAGAACTCAGAGACCGGCGTGAAGGCTTGCTTTGGCGCAAACGGGAACAGCTGACCGTACAACCGGAGGTCAAGATTGAAACGATCCATTGTTACGATAACCATGCAATGTGAATCATCTCCTTTAAAGACGCCAGCGAGTAAGTTGGTTGGACCTATGATTAGGAAACAAGCAACCATCAGCAAGATAGTGTTAGCAAGTAGAGTGGCAGGCTCACCAGAAGTCTTCACCTGCTCATTCGTGTAAGAGAAAAGTTCAGAGATAACACGGATTGCTTGACGACAAAGATAATAGAGTTCCAAGCTCTCATTCTTCATCACAGCCGTGAAGATAACCTTCTCGACAGCCTGGGTTTCAAGGTTTTGCGTATTGTCATACTCTGGCATATCCGCGTCAATGGTCTCAAAAGCACCGATAGCTTGTTGAACTTCAGCTATCCTTGCCTCTAATTCTCGTTCACTCAAACCGTTAGCGTATATGAACTGAGGCTTCAGGTTAGAGGTGAGGATCTTCTCAATACTACGAAAGTAGGTACAGAAAGTGCCGTTGAGCTCTTTTGCCCAAGCTTTGATAGATTGGCCAGCCTTATCAGCCCAAGCAGACTCTAGACCGCGGATTTTGTCGATTTCTTTAAGAAACTCACGGATCATAAAATCACAGGCCTTCAGTTGACAATCTATCTGAGGGAGTTGCTTGCTTTTCGCGTATTTCTTATAGACAGCGAGAAGATTGGCGTAGAAGGTGGCATTGACATCATCAAAGCTAATGTCATCCATGAAGAAGGCAAAGAAATCTTTCATGTGGGCTTCACCGAAGTCGAAGCGAGGGGCTTTTTTTGCATTAGCCGGAACGGCTCGGCGGATCGCCGTGAAAAGAGTCTGACGACGATCTTTGACTTTGAAACTCTTGCCAAAGTTCGTGGGTGTGAAGCGCAGATCAGCACGTTCTCCCATTTTCGGAGCGTTGAGGGCGTTTAAATCCACTTTCACATGGATTTGCTTCGGGCAGGTAATTGAAGCACTCTCAGCTAAATTATTTACTCCGGTTCTAGGATCGGCCAAAGGGATCAAGTTGTTCGGATCAAACTTAATGTGCTTAAGAGGACTCATCTGCACGATATCCTCGAAAAGCAGGGTCTCCGTAAGATAAAACGGTACCGGTGAAGCGACGACGGAGGCGTTAACTTCACCTAAGACTTTTAAATTCTCGATGTTCCAACCCATTTTAGCGACAACATTGCGGTCCATTTCCACAATGTTAAAATGATCTATCGCACGGGATGCCGAAACAATAGCAAGGGCGCGTACATTAACCAAGAAAAGATCTTTCTCAGTGACATAGAGGTTCACGCGCGGTTGGGACTTACCTTGTGACTTCCTGACAGTGAGGGCATTCACCCCAAGAGATTGAAGCATATCTTGGGTTCTTTTAGAGAAACACATATCGTGCTCGGCTGTCTTAATTCTTCCATCGAAATCCGAGAACGTAATGAGCGTATCTCTAGGTTTTTTGAACTTATCATTGGCTCTAGACCAGATTGCATAATTAAAACGATCACGCAGGAATTTACATACGGATTCACCGAAACGATAAGTGACGACAGAGTAGTCGATACTGTGAAAGTGTTCCGGGAAAAAGCCAGGCGCAACGATCTGCAAACCGTTCGGCAGTGTGCCTGCTTTATTTTCATCGAGGTGAAGACATTGATCAGGATCTCCAGAAAGCGTAAATTCAGCATTAGGCGCGAGCGTGAAAAAAAGCATAAGGTACGGAGTGGAGTACGTAAAGGCCTCATCAAGTATGATCCGTTTGAATCTGTTAACATTTTGTAAGAGAGCGGATTCCCAAGTATAAGCGGTTAATCCATCACACTGACCATGCTTCTTGTAGTAATCATCACGGAACTCGGTAAGAGCAGAACCTGAATTGGTCACGTACATATCGTGACCAGTCTGGAACCACTCCAAAATGCTCTGGGTTTTACCACCGCCGGCAACCTTAACAAGACAGTGCACCTTGATCTTAGAATAATCTTCGAGGGGAGGTTTCTTCTTTATCATATCGTAGATCTTGACGTGCATCTCGTGATAATTGTTCTCACCAATGTGCGGTAGCTGAAAATAGTTTGAGATGGCCATGTGATAAACAGACTCACATTTCTCCTGAGGAACGGAGAAATAAGGACCTTCCTTCCAGACCTTGCTAATTGGAATCTTTAGCAGTTGAGTGGATTTGAACTTATCAACATGCGGCAAATCAGCGAACTTAACGCGGGCTTTGATCTGAGTAACACTCTCCCCTTCTACAGCTTTCGGAAGAGCACTAGCTTTGGGCATGCGCTTGAAAAGAATAACATACTTTTTCAAAGGGTTTTTTCCGTGCGCATCAGAAGAGCGGACATAAGCTAGACCAAGAGTGGCCGCATAGTCAACCAGCGTGGCTTGCAGAAAATAGTCAACTGAAGAGGTATCGTTATAGCGGCTGTGATGTAACTGCAACCGTTTACGCATGACGTCCGAAAGCGGCTCTGTAACATTGTGCTCTCCGATGAGCAGATGGCCGCCCATAGGCAGAATTCTTGCAAATTCTCGGAGAGATGCACGCCAATCGGGACAGTGATGCAAGGTCATATAAGCAAAGATAAGATCAAAATCACCAGTACGGAAAGGTAGCGCCTTTCCAGGATCCAACTTGAGCGTGCTGGCAAAAGCAGGTGCAACGACTGGGATCACGTCAGCACAAGTTAGAGAAACTGGATTGAACAGCTTAACAAGTGTTTCTGAAAGTCGAGCGTTAGCCCCGCAGCCAAAATCAAGAGTAGCAACTGTTTTAACCTCTCTGTCAGTAACAGCGCTAAGCTGCTGTGAGATTCTTCGGATAGATTTGGAGTCATTGATGTTGACACCACGGAGGTTGGATAGCGGAGGCGAGGCAGGCGGCGCAGAAGGTGCAACGACAACTGCAGGGACTTGAACAGGGACGGCAGCGAGCGGAGCGGGTATCACTACAGGCGTCGCTGGCACGAAGGCCGGTGCAGAAGCTTTAAGGACGATCGGAGGTTCATCATCATCAGAATCTTCACCTTCGGCTTCAGCTTCTATAATGGGAGCAGGAGCAGCTCCTACAATGGTGTCGATCCGCTTAGCGACTTCGATAGATTTTTCATGGAAACTCTTAACAGCATCCCAAGCCTTCGTGACTGAATCGGTTAGAGGTTTGGCCCTATATTTCGTGCAGACTATATATATTTCTTGATTATTAGCTTTGCTGCTTCTAGGTTTAACCACCTCAACACGTTCAAATTTCACGGCTAGTTGTTCCAGCTGGGCTTTGGTGACACTGTAGGTGAAGGTCTTAATGATCGCGGTACCCTGCTTATCCAGAAGTTGAAAGATCATATTCTGGACAGCTTGAAAGTGTGCCTCAGGTAAATCACCTCGACCATCCTTCAGGACAGCGGTGTCGGATACAATCATATCAACGACATTCAATTTCTTCTGAAGTTTTTGCATGAGTTTTTTGGAGATCGCTAATTTGGTGATATCGTCACCAATTTCATTGCTCAGATTGATCGCCCTGGGGTGCGAATATTTCATTGCTAGACCATCCTCCACCAAGGAGATCTGATAGACAAGCGAAGCAGGATCACGTTCAACAAGGAATTGAGACATGCCACCGGGAGCAGCACCTAGATCAAGTATGCGCTTCGGTCTCCAGAGGCAATGATCATCAAAGATATCACGCAGCTTGAAATAGGCGCCAGAAATGACTCTAGGATCTTTGACATAGCCTAAAAGATTGTCTACTTTATCGTGGTAACCAGGGTCAACAGGCGCTTCAGGTGTGGGGTCGAGCTTTGGGTCATCTTCTACCAATTGATCGTAATTTCTACTCACAGCTGGGAGGACTAACTTTTGAACCCAATTAGGGCCTCGATGTTCGTAGATCTTCTCTGGAGTGTGACGGATAGATTTCTCGATTTCCTCAAGGTGATTAGTTTGGGTCAAACGAGCCAACCAATCCATGAGGCGATTGTAGTAACCCTGAAGTTTGTGAAAAGTGGTTGTTCCACCGGCTTTGCTCAGTTTAACTGACTCGGAAAGTAGGCGATAGATTTCACCTCTAGCAAGGGAAGCATGGAAGATGACGAATTTGATCACATCCATAAATCTTGAGTGCTCTATCTTCCAATTTTTCTGTATCTCAACTTCCCCTATAATAATCCTATTAAGGAGGGAGACAGCATAAGTGACCATGCGGGTGGGTTCAAAACCATCTATAGTCAATCGAATCGCATAGTCTAGGAATTGGAAATACTTCTCAGCTTCAACCCAGAAATAGAGCTTCTTAGCGAGATGCAGCCAAGGCTCAACTTCGAAGAGCCGAACAAGGTTGGAGGTCGTGAGAGGTGTGGATCGTATATTAGCGTATCCAAGAAATGGGACGCGGCAGAGTCTACCGAGAGCAACACCGCCGGTGTTCAAAATAACCTCATTGATCATAGCGTCTTGGTTGTCATACTTAAAGTAGGTATGCCAATTCCATGATTTGACAATTTTGGTTGAGTGGACATAGCCGTTCGAAGCGCCAGAAATAAAGCGCATAGAACATTCAGAGCCGGTTTTCTCCCACACGATATCCAGCGTGGGGTTAGGGACAACGTTGCAAGATCGCAACTCGGGACAGAGGATCAAGATGTAATGAACTACATAAGTATGAAAATGATGACAGTACTCAGCAAGTTCCTCGTACGGAATATCATAGAGGCAATGCGATGCAATCATAGTTCGACACTCAAAGTGATGAGCTAAGTAAGATTCGCGATCGCAAAAGTACTTAGAGGGAGCTTTTTTTTTGATGTAGTTGTCCAAAAAATCCTGCGCATAACAGCGCATCCTAGCATTTTTACAACGCAATAATTTCTCCGCGACTTGAATGTCTTCAAGCTGTCGAGAGTAATCTTTGGTGTCTTTCATGCCGAAAATCGCATGAACCTCTGTGTTAGGGAGAGAGGAAAGAAGTTCTTTAACTTCTCGGAATTTAGCCCCGATAATGAGAACTCGGTTTAAAGACTTGCATTGGCTAATGATTGACTTGTAATGCAGGTCTGTGAGAAAGCGCACAGGAGCGTGGTCTGTTGTCTTGCCGTCAGAGAAATCAACGTGATTTTTCAAAATTGCAGAAATCACTTGTTTCTCTACAGCACTTGTAACATACCGGCAGATTGGGCGGTGTTTGGTTTGGTAGTCGATAATTTTTGAGACTCGGCCATTCAAAGTAGCCGCCGCAACCGTTGGTCGCTTATACTCTTCGCGAACTAAAGTGTTCACGTTGTTTGCCATTGAACCGATATGACGTCAGCGCGTAGATGATAGGTCACCGGAAAAGGGTTGTTCCCTTGTTGGCAGGTAATGGTGGAAGAATTAAG